ATATAATATCCTGCACAATATAAACTTTTACTTTGCAAACTCTTAGTGAATAACGGGAGTTTACGTCTAACATCATACATACTGTTATAAGGAACACATAATGTCGGATATCCATGACATTCATGTTCTTCAGGTTGTGTAACTTTTACTTTAGTATTATTTAAAAAGAAACCATCGCCAAATTGTTTAGTTAAGTCTTGTTTCTTATTAAACATTACTTCGCCTTGAGTACTACTTAAAACAAATTTGTTGTTTTCTTTTTTATGTAAGGTAGCAATTTTAGTTCCAGCTTGTTCTACAATCCAAAATTTTCCATCTACAATAGGTTTTGCGTGTATGTCTGTCATTATTCTTCCTTATATTTTGCTTGAAATGGTTCTGCATAAGATTGTATATTTTCTGCAATCTTTTTCATATCCCATGCATTACAGAATTTTAGCATACGAATACCCACTTGATCTACTGCTTTAGGTACTGCGTTAGCTGTAATTGTTTCTTTAATTTTAACCTTAATATCATCAGGTTGTGCAGTCAAATCACATAACTGTACATTACGTTGATAATCTTCTAAGACACGATGTTCTAAACCATTGTGGTCAACCCATCTCTGAAGCATGAGATTGTTCCACGCAAATCCTTTGGCTTTACGATCTTCGAACGCTTCAGTAAGACCAACTTTGTTTTTAGAACCTTTAGTACGCACACCTGGATACGCCGAGAAGACATTATCACTGGTATCGCCACGCATACATTTCTCGAATAGCATCCACTCTGGATCCTGCGCCGACTTTGGTTCGCCTGTTTTTTTGTCTTTAACGGGTTTACCTTTTGCATCAAAGATACCTTCGTGTGTAATATGTAAATCGCCTACACCATTATATTGGCTAACAGTTGGACTTACTAACTGTGCAAAATCTCCATCTGTTGAAATAATGACATGCTTGGTATCTGGATGTGCTTGTATCCAGCCTGCAATCAAATCATCCGCTTCTAAGTTAGGATGTTGCATTACTGTAGCATTAGTTTTTTCTGTAATAAAATTTTTAAATTCGTCAAATGCTTCCCAGAATAACTTGTCTTCCTCTTGCTCTTTGACAGTCATAGCCGCACGAGTTTCTTGCCTGTTTGCTTTGTAAGGCTTATAATAGTCCTTGCGCCACGATCTGCCTTCGAGACAGAATACTACATGAGTGCCACCAAAATCATGCCATGCCTTTTTAATACTGTTAAGCGTGATATGAAATGCCATGCCAAGTTTAATATCGGCAGAGCCTTGAACTACGTGTCTAGCACGAAAAAATGTGTTAGCTGTATCGACTATAATGTGTGTCATTCGACTGATGCTTTCCCGTTACCGAGTTTATTTACATTGATAAAACCAGCACTAGATCTTGTAGGATCTTGTCCTGCCTCTGCTAGCATGTTTCCGGCTAAATCACGAAACCAACGATCAACAATATATTCGTCAGGATCGCCATCGAATCCATAACCAGCTTGTTTCAATTGTACTATAAATTCATTATTCCAGTCAAGCTCAAAGAAGCCATTCCGCACATTTTCTGGATTAATTTTAGTATCCAAAACTCCTACCCATGCTTCTCCTCTTTCAGTAGCACGTTCTTTTGGAGTCATTTTTGCTTCTTGTTCGGCAACCTGTGCTTCAGCAGTTGAGGCTATAGCCTTTGCTTCCATTTCTTTAAGCATCTTTAAGTTTTCTTCTAACTTATCGATACCAAACCATTTTTTAATTAAATTTTTCATTTTTCATCCTTGCAATCGCAACGTCTTCCTTGATAGCAGTTTCCTGTACAAAGAGATTTAGAACCTTTAGTAAACGCAATAACACATACTACAAATATTGTTACCAATAGTAATGCTATAATCATTTCAAACATTAGGTACCCCATTCGTTTTTAAAGAGTGGAACTTGTAAACGGTCACTGTAACGCCACCCACGTTTCATAGCCGCTAATGCTACATTTTTAGCATTTAATGTATACACACTTTCTACACCGCCCACTGGCATTAGATAAATGTGTCCTTTGAATCCTGCCGATTTAAACGCATCTACTGCACGTTCTGCATCCTCGATATCTTGTTCTGTAGCAACAACAAATTTAAGATATGCTATACCAACTTGTTCGTATTCACATACTATTTCGGGTTTAATTGCATCTTCCCAAGATTCACCACTTGCCGGTAATTTTGCACTTACACTGAATGTAATTTCTCTCTGTTGACGAGGTAAACCTTTCCATACACTCAAATAATGTTTAAATTCTGTAGTTAATTGTTGAGTACCATTTGTTTCGAACGTAATTTCTTTTAAACCGGCCATCTTAGGATGATCCAACAAATCAGGATAAGCACGTTGCCATCCTAACAACGGTTCTCCGCCTGTAATAACTAGATGCTCGTCTTGCCATTCGTTATATGGAATAATTTCTGTAATACGATCTGCTATAGCATCTGTAGTAAGCATTGGACTAAGGTCTTTAAAGCTAGGATGCCAACTAGCATAGCTATCACAACCGGTTGATACTAGTGGCAAATCTTCATATTTGTTATATAAATGTACAACACTAGCAATATCTTCTGCTTCTGTGCTTAGTTCGCCTCGAGGCATGCCAAAGCCTGCACACTTAAAGTTACAACCAAATGTACGTAAGAAAACAGACGGTACACCCATGTAACGTCCTTCGCCTTGTACACTATAAAATAATTCTGCAATTTTAATTTTACTCATCTTCATCTTTCTCTAAATATTGACTTACTTGATCTTCTGCATCTTGTATGCTTTCAGCCCATACTGTAAATGTAGCGATACCTTTACTAGCACGAATATCAAAAGGAATAGTTCCGTTTGGAATCCAGTTATCGCCTACTTCTCGTTTAATAGTAAATTTTTCCATCGTAGTTGTTTTCATACGATAGATTAATTCATCAGTTAGTTGTTTGGCGTTTTGCATCCTGTTCCTCCTTGAATTTTGCTACATCCTCTACAGCACTTAGCAGTGTGTGAGCATAGTTAAATGCTTGTTGTCGACGCATGATTACAGTAGACTCTGTATCAATATAACCTTTAGTCAACAATGTCCAAATAGCATGCCAACGAGTTTTACTCCACCAATTGCTTTTTACAGTTGTATAGATAGTAACACTAACATCATTCTCTTCAGCCTCGACCCACATGTGATGATCGTGATCGGATGCGCCACATTCACATGTAACACGGTAAACTTTTGAGTTGCCCCAATCGTTTGTTTTCATAATGCCTTCGGCAGGTGTTTGTACTATCATTTTGAAGCGTATTCCTGTTGCATCTTAATATTGTCAAAGAATTCTTTCTTTGTACCGTGGTCGTCTTTGAACGCACCTTTTAATACTGTAGTTTGTGTAAGACTGCTCTTGGCCATAATGCCGCGATTTTCACAGCATCCATGTACGGCTTGTACATACACACCTAAGTCTTGTGCTCCTGTGGCTTTTTGGATTTCCCTAGCAATGTCATTACAAAGTTCCTCCTGGAGAGTACCACGTCGGGCACACCACTGTGCAATTCTTGTGTACTTGCTGAGTCCGATAAGTTTCTCGGCCGCAATAATACCAATATAAGCAACGCCGGTAACGGGTTGGTGATGATGGCTACACATACTGCGAAGCTCACTACGAACAACTAGCATACCTTCATAACGGTCCACCGAGTCGTTTGGAAATGCTGTTGCGTCTGGTGCTGGGTCATATCTTCCACTCATTATTTCATTAAAGTACATTTTAGCCATTCGCTTGGCTGTGCCTTTGCTATTAGGATCTGTTTCGCGATCAATCAGCAATGCATCTAAGACTTTTTCAAAAGCCTTAGTAGCTTCTTCGATTAAGACTTCTTTTTGTTCTTCGTCGACAAACTCGCTAATGTTGTCACCGGCCCAAAAACGCTTGCCTCGTCGTTTCATTTGAAAGCGGATAACATCCGCTAGATTACATTCTTTATAATTTTTGTCATCATCGTCTTGCTGTTCTGCGCCAGCAAGAATATTTTCGTGTTCGTATGTTCTGGATTCAGTCATTATTACTCCTATGTGTTATTATATGGGTTTATTTAGGCGATTGCAAGATATTTTCTGCTCGAAGTTTTCTACATGCTTCTTTTACAGCAACAGGATAATCGGGGTTAATTTCAGAGATTGAGCAATCGTAACGTACGGTTACGTGGGGGTGTTTTAAAGCCATGTATAATCCAAACACAACAACACCGACACCTGATAATATTACTAGTACAAAATCTAAACTTTGTCGCTTATTAATATCTTGCATAAATGATAATCCTTTTTTGATTTAAAACGAAATAGCATACAAGTTTCATATGGATGACTTGTATATCTTAAACCAGGCAGACCAAAAACTTCCATAATATCTGCACACACTTCATTCCACCAGCTATTTCTTTGATTATTCCAATCTATGCGGATCTCATAAACTGAATTAACTGTTTCCATTTTGTTCTGCTTCTTTAAGCTGATCTTGCAAATATTCTAAATATGAATCTAACACTTCAGCTTGTTTAGTTACGCCATCGGATCTCATTCTGGCGATATCTTGTGTAGCTTGGACAATTTTGTCCTTAATTTCTTGTACAGTTAGTTCTTTCATTTTCCAGTACCAAATTTAATTAATGATCCGCTGAATAAGATATTAAAAGCGGCCCAAGTTTCCCATGTTAATGGAATATGCAATGCCGGAAATAATGTATTCAACGCCCATATACCTATGATAGGTCCCAATGAAATAGCAATGATAATGAATATAATACCAAATGCTAATCTAATTAAACTGCTTGTTAACGACATAACCAAAATTCCTCCCAAGGATAAACTAACCAACAATCTTCTTCTGTCTTGTTTACAGTCCAGACATAGTAATCTGGATCTTTAAATTGACTAGATAAATTATGAGTTAATACTGCAAACCTGACATTGTCTCCCCATACATGTTGCCATTGTGTTTCGCCAGGCAAGCAACTGTTTTGCCAATCTTTTTTAATCCACGCGACGGTAGATCCTTGATCATTAATATCATCAACAACTAGAATCTTTTTACCTTCGTATGCGTCTTCGCTCATGCTACAATTACTAACACAGTCGCCACCGTCTCGTAGACTAATGTCTAAACTGTTCATTTTAATGCCAGTGTACTGGCTTAGCAAGTTAGCTGGCACAAGTCCACCGCGGGTTATACCTACAATATAGTCAGGCTTCCAATCGTGTGCTGACATCTGGCGAGCGATATCTAATACCGCTCCTTCGACTTGTTGCCAGGTATAGTAAACTTTCTTCATACTGTCAATGCAGATGCTAATGTTGTCATTTCATCTTGAGTCATAAAGAAATTATAAACAGCAGTATCTGTGACCTCACCGTCTTTTAGTGATTGTTGTTCTAAATTGACACTAAACAATCCTTTAGGATTTAGTACTTCGTGTTTTTTTAAAATAAGACGAAAGCCCTCGTGTTCTTTGATAATCGTCTCTTTATAAGTATCTCTAACTGATTCATGTAGTTCCATTGTCATCTCCTTTTATTGCTTCGAATGTTCTATACTTGCCCAATGCTGTGATGTAATCATCATACAACTTTTTTAGCTTTGGATGTTTACGTTCTAGTATAACATCTCGTTCGGGAATTTGCAAGACCTTTTCAATGGTGTTTAACCGTTCCTCCAAATCGCGCCCGTTAATAACCATGTTACCTTTGACTTCTATAGTGGCAGGATTGGTTTGATTAATCCTCATCACTTCGCTATTTGGAACGCTTGTATTAGTGGTCCAAATAGTGTTAGTTCCAGTCGATGTTAGATAACCGCCATATGGTATAGTAGCTGTGCTGGTACCATTAGTATATATTGAAGTAGCAGTTGTATTAGTTGTTGGGAAGTAAGACATTCTTTCTATCACTTAAATATTTTTCAAAGTGGATCCATTTATTTTCAACAATAAATCCCCACTCGCGTTGACGCTTACCGACAAAGAACAATGTCCACGGTGTTACGCCTTCTTTTAATTCGATACGGTGGAAGGTATGTGTATTTCCGAAACGGAAACTACCAGGCCCTCGCCAAATTCTTACTTCACAGTTCTTTGTACCATCTTCATTGAATTGTGCAATCCACTCGTAGTATCCACCGGCAAGAATGATAGTAAAGTAGTTCCATGGATGATCATGAACATCATCTGGATCTGATTTTAAGAACTTGTGTAAAAATACGTTGTAAGGGAATGTTACACGTTCTTTGAATAGAACATAGTAACGTTCCAAATATGGTTCGTTTTCTGTACGATCCATAATGATACGTTTACGGTCATGGCGTTCGAGCCAATTAAGGACGTGATCTTTGATCTTCTGGTGTGTCATAATGATTTTTTACTAGTAAATAAGTTGTTTTAAATTTTTCAAATGCTATTTTTAAACCAGGATATTCTTCGCACATTTTCTGCACTTCTGACCAATTGGGAAATTGATCTTTCCAATCTTCGGGCAAATGAAACGTAAAGGTATCGGATGCACCTATACTATTAAGTTGAGCAGTAGTTAACGATGCTATACCTGTGCCAAACGTACTAATAGTATGCGTGGGAGAATAACATGTATTACTAATCGTAATAGTATCCGATGAAAGAGAGTATCCACTATTTGGAGCAGTAATTGTAATCACGCAAGGAGAGTAACTACTAGCATAATCAGTTGAGCCTGTCCAACAAACTGTTTGCGGAGAAGAAATTGTCATGTAAATCCTTTGCTTGTTTTCGGATCATATGAATTCTTGTAGAATAATTATCCATATGTTCCATTATCTTACGACATACGTCTGGACGATATACGGTATAAGCGTCATAACTTTCAGTCCATTTACTTGGATACTTAAATCCATCGTAATACATTTCTGTGTAACTAAGTCTGTCCGGGACCATAGGAATAGCATCAACTACCGCACCTTCATAGCAACTAATGCCTAAAGTTTCTTGTAAGTTAGCACTAAACACCATCTTCGCTTCGCCTAACAAGTTATGATATTCATTTTTTGTTAGTTGTTGATCCTGACACACTATAAATTCATACTGCGGTAAGTGTGTAGCTAAGTCTCTGAAAATCTCAACTTGCTTCTCAGGTGCGATGCGATGCGGAAAAAGAATTAAGTCACGCTTGGGCATATTCTTATACATAGTTAATGTATCGTCCATATATTCCATAGGCCAGCCTGTGCGTACAATTTTTGTATCGTATAATTCCTTAGCAGGAGTAAACCCTAATAAGTTTTCGCAAAATAATTCGATATGAAATTGTGTAGCAAAGTAGTTGTGATCAAATGCGTGATAGAAACTTTTTTCAGCGTGTCTGACCCAAGGTTTATCTCCAACTAACCGTCCGAGAAAGTCTTGAGGATCATAACTGCCAGCATGCCATAGACCATGTGTGACTACTGGAATGTTCAGTAGTTCACTCATGTATTTTAAGTTTATGATGCCAGGATGCCAAGCATCAGTAAAAATGAAGTGATCGCCAGGCTGTACTGATCCGGAGCAAAATAGACGCCCCATTTGTTCCACTTGGCTAGACTTATAGATATTGGTGCCGCCAAAATTAAGAAAAGCACCAGGAGTAGTGGCTGAAGGAATATCCGTAGGCCCAGATAGAATTTGAACATTATGTCCTGCCTTTCGTAAGAGATTAGGTACATGAGTCTTCCACTGACCCGTGTACCTTGTATCTACGGCTTCTAAATCAACTAGAAAAATTGTCATTATTAATAACGATTGTTTCCACTGCGGTTGTATTCGCCACGTGGTTTGCGTTCACCGGTATAAGGCTTCTTAGGACGATTACGTTTTTCATAATTTCTCCAAGCCCAACTTTCTCTATTGTAAAGATCTGCTTCGTTAAACGGAAACATTTCTAGTTTGCAATAATCCAAATATGACTCTAAGTCGTCAAAAATTTTGACAATATCAGGGCGGATTTCGAAATAACTAACGTCTTTATAATTCTTAGCCATAATAGCTTTCCTTGTTTATATCAATACTTAATAAAAGAACCATTTTCTCCGTCTTCGGAGACTTCAATCCAAATCTCACGATCTGGATACTTTGCTGAGATTGTGTCATATAAATCATCTGACATCATCTCGCAACTTTTATAGTCAAGTTTCAAAACGGAATCTTGACCATTATACAGCGACTCGAGCCATCGCTTGAATTGTATGAACTCGACATCTCTGTCATTGTGTTGCACACTAAGCCACACCCTGAAATGAAAGATGTGACGATGAGGAGTACCAAGAAACGATACGTCATACATGTCTCCTGTTGCTAATTTTGGATCTGTTGCGGCCGCTGGATAGCAGTGGATACCTTCCTTTTGAAAAGTAACCCAGATCATTTTATTTGGTCTAATATCTTGTTTAATAATCATTAATTTTCTCTTTTAAAGCGTTGTAACGGAAACTGATCTACTTGTAGTTTATAGATAAAAAACACTAATGTCAATCTATCAGACGTATTATTTTTTACAAAATTATTAGCGGCATGATACATATGACTATCAAATGCAACTAATCGATTGAATTTATTTTTAACTATAATAGATTCTGAAAATTGTTTATTATTTTCTTCTCTATAATTTTTATATTCAATATTTTTCTTAGGATCTTTTATTGTTTCTGCAAATTTATCTTGATGTAATGCTTGCGGAGCCATAACTGCTGAATCATATACAGTTGTTCCTGCATCAGGTGTAGCATCATCATCTAAATATATAATTCCGGTAATCAAGGCATCGTCGACATGTGCCCACCCACTATCATATATTGAACTTACTTTTTGAAAACATCCAGTTGAGCTCCATGCATAGGTATGATTTGCAGGATAAAATATTTTTAAAAACCTTGTTATAGTATTGTCAAAAAAATTCTTATCCAATTTATGCAAAGGCAAAGACCGTTCACCGGGCCATCGACTCTCATCGTCGGTTTGATATTCTTGCCTTAATGCATAATCTCTAACCATTAAGGGATTATCAAAAAAATTATCTACTACTGTTGTAGGAATTATATAATTATTCACAGCGTTGTATCTTGTGTATATTGATCCCAATAAGTGTATTTGTCTTTACTCATTAGATCGTGTAGTTGATGTGTCCATACACCGGGATTTGTAGCACCCCAAGTGCGATCATCAAGTTTAAGTGTAGCATTATAGTTAAGTTGATTGATATACGGTAGTTTAACACTAATCATAGGAACAAAACGTGGATATTCGTTATAAGAAGATTCTAATACACCTTCAATATGTTCAACACCAAAGTCTAGAGTTACCCAATAGTCTTTCTTTAAACACGGAATAATAACATCATCCCAGCGTTTGTATTCTCCGTGGCTAATCGATTTAGGATTAAAACTTTGACTAGTGCCAAAGTAGATATGTTTTACTTTACTTTCTTCAGCTTTTGTAAGGATTTCTTCGATAGGAGGAGTTCCTACAACAAATAAGGTAAACATACTATGACAAATAGTATGCTCCACTTCATAACCTGTGAAATAAACAACATCTTGTCGTTCTTCTGTGTTTAATCCCATTTAATATAACCTCTGCTGTAACCACTCGGACGATTAACGCCATCCGCAAACGCTTGTTCCCACTCTGTAGTACGATTGTAACATTTTGTCCAAAAAGAATCAACCTCTAAGTAACCGTTTTCGATAAAATACCTTGCCATTTGCATACAATCAATAAAATAAGGATTACGTGGACTTGGCTTAATAGTAGTAACAGCCTTCCAAAGTTGAGATTGCGCTTCTTGTTTAGATACTGCTTTGCCAACTCCATCGATAATTAATGCATTATTATTTAGGTTAATTTGTAAACCTAGCTCATAATTTCCACTAAGATCTACAACAACATCATAATTTTCAATAGTGCTTGATAAAAGTTTATCTCCCCACAAATCTTTATTGCTGTGTCCAAGCACATCTACATGAAAGATATAACCATTTAGGCGCATAGCATGATAAGCAACCCAAGCAAGGAAACCACTACCAATAATTAACATACGTGTGTTTTCACTTTGACCTTGTCTATCTAATAATTGTTCTTTAGCCTGATTAATAAGATTGAGTCCACACGCTACTGGTTCAAGAATATATTTAGGATTAGCTTCGGGGACTACTACAAATTCTTCAATTCTAACATTATAATAATCGGCATACGCTGGTTCACCTCGTGTAGCAACAATATCGCCAACGTTGGTTTTAGCAATGCCTGATCCAACTTTGGTTACAATGCCTAACCCTTCGTGACCTTGCATGTGCAACGGTAATGGCCCGAATTCGCCCATCATCATATCAATGTCGCTACGACAAACACCTGTCATTAACGATTTAACT